ATCTCTAAAACGTAATTCTAATTGTGGGTTATTCTTCGAAGACAGTATTGTCAATGTGGCATCAGAATATATTCCAGCATCAGGTGTTGCAGGTTTTGTTTTACCTGGTTCTGTTTGTATACCACGACTGACTGATCCTGGCATACGATCTGAACCTTCTGCCAAAAAATTTTGAAACTGTGTGTGATTCTCTGGAAATGATAAACCTTTTAACCAATCAAAAACTTCTCGATAGTTTCTATATTCTTCATCGATTAAAAATGATACTGACAAATCTTCATATGACAAATCAGAACCTGCAATTGAAATCTGAGATAATGCTGTAGGTTGAATAAGACCATCTACTGATACCCCAGGTATATTAATTGTTTGTGTAAAAAACTGAACTTCTGGTAGTTTTTGTATGATGAACCTAAACTGAGTAGGTGATGCAAAATCTAATTCTCTACTTGTTGGTTGTCTTAATACTGATTTTGTTTCTGTCATATTACTATTTATACGCTAAAAAAAAGGGGCCCCGAAGAGCCCCTTTGGTGTGGTTGTGGTAAACTACCAACAATCCGTTCGAATTACATAATGTTTGTAACTTGAACTTTTCTGTAGTAAGTGTTAGAGTTTGCTGAACCAGTTGTGTCTGCACCAGATAACTGAGCAGATGATTCTGCAAATGGGTTTCTTACTAATCCATATCTGGTCTTGAACCCAATCTTAGGTTGGAATGAGTTCTCACCAACTGCACGTACCATCTGTAGAGGTACATATGGGCAATAGAACATACCAGCATCATAAGGTGAAGTACCTTTGTAACCGATTGTGTAGAATTGCTTCGCAGCTGCGTTAGCACTGTATGGATCAATATACACTTTGTATCTACCGTTTAATACACCAGCAAATGTGTTGCCTGTGTCGTCAACGTTTAGATTGTTGTTTAAAGCAGGTGTGTAGTCAAGTACGCCAGCCATTTGTAAAGCAGAAGCAACATCTGAAGAACAGATAATGATATTACCTTTTCCTCTTCTTGTGTCTTGTGCGATTACGTTCGCATCTCTTTCGAGTTGGAACATTAAGCCTTTGAACTTTTCTACAGACCAACGACCGTTAGAATCTGTGTCTAGGTCGAAGATACCAGCAGTTGTTGTGTTAACAGCGGCACCTTTTTTAGCCTTAATGTAAATTGTTCTTACAACTTCTCTGTTGATCTCAGCAAGAATCTCAGCAGATAGAATGTTTGATAATTCTGTTTCTGCATCTAAACCATGGATTGCTTTTAAGTCTTGTGCAAGTTCCATTGTGTATTCTGCTTTTAATGCTCTTGACTTTGCAGTCACAGTTGTTTTCTCGATTGAGAAAGCCATTTCTGCGAAAGCGTTACCAGATGCATCTCCAAGAGCTTCTGCGTATGCTGTTGTCATACCAGAACCTGTTGTGAATGTTCCTGGTGAAGCGTCATTCAGAACTGCAGGGTTAGTACCAGCCTGTACTGCTGCTGAAGCACCAGATACTGCTGAACTTGTTGCATTTCTTGCTGAAAAGTCTGAGTCGGCCTCGTTAAACAATGCTTCTGTACCTGAGTTTGATGCAAATCTGGATTTCATTGCAAAGATAAGTCCTGTTGGACCTGTCATTGGTTGAACACCACAGATGTCATATGCAATCAAATTAGGCATAGAACGTCTAACAAGAGAAATTAGAATTGGATCCCAATTCGCAATAGCTTCACCAGTTTGGTTTGCTGGTGCAGCTTCTCCAAGAAATGCACGATCTTCTCTAAGTGCTTTTTCTTGGTTTTCGAGGATAACGGTTGTCACAGCTCTTTTGTAAGCGTCTTTGATCTCTGGAAGATCGGCGTGCTCAAGAACTGGTTGCCACTTCTCCTGTAATGTTTCAGATAAAAACATTTGTCTCTCCTATTTATTTTCTTTCGTTATAATATTTATAAAAACCATAACTTAGTATAGTTTTTTGTTCTTTGTCCTTGAGATAGCGGCTGTGTATGCGGACATAGGTCCTGTCATATCAATTGCTCCGCCCTCGGCGTCATTAGTTTCAGTGACGTTATTAGTTGCTTTCTCTTTCACAAAGTAAGATTCTTTAATAGTTTCTAACTTTTTCTGATAAGAATCAGCGTCTTCATATTCGACACTTTCTACCAAACCCTTGAACTTCTCCTTCTCAGAATCAGCGAGTGTATCTGATACGGATTCAAAGATAGATGCTTTTGTGTTCTCACCTACTTCTTTATTTAAGTCAACGATTTTTGCAGTCGCTTCATTTAATTTTCCTTTGAGTTCATCGATCTCAGTTGCCTGAGCATCTAGTACGTTGTACTTCTCATCTGGAATATCAATGTAGTGATCTTCAAAAAGTTGTTTTAAACCTGAAATAAAGTCTTCAGCGATTTCACCTTTAACACCCTTTTCAATGGCTAGTTCATTTTCCTTCATCCACTCCTCAACAACGTAGTTAAGGTAAGAATCAACTTTTTCTGTTAGTTCAGATTTTGCTGTTTCTTTAGCTTCTTGTAAATTCTTAGCATATTCTTCTTCTAATCTATCGATCTCTGCACTTACTTTTGATTTAATTGCAGCTTCGAAGATAGTAGCAGCTTTTACTTTAAATTCTTCTGAAAGATTGTCTTCGCCATTCATAAGAGCTTCAACATCGTCTTTGACGTTAATCTCTATTTTTTTAGCAGTTTCAGCTTCTTGTGTTTCTGCGAGTTCCTCGCCTTCATGGTCAACTTGGTCGCCAGCGGCCATAACATGTTTTCCAGCGGCTAATGGTTCTTTTACTTTAGAAGAACCTTGAGAAACAGGAGCAGAATCACCTTTTTCAGCTGATTTGTTTACAGCGTCCTTCGCAGGTTTTACGGATTTAGCGTAGTCTTTTTTCTGAGCATCTGGTGCTACAACTGCATCACCTGTGTCATCTACTTCTTTATCCATGGACTTTGAAGGTTCTGGAGCAACTGCCTTAGCTTTAGGCGCATCGTGAGCGGCTTCTGCAACTTCTTGTGTTGCAATCGCTTCCAATTCGTCTAAGTTTTTTTCTACTTCTGACATTTAACTCTCTCCTTATTAATTCGAATTAATAATATAATATTTATAAATACTACAATTTCGACATAAAAGACTTAAACACAGCAGCTTGTTTTTCTGCAAGTTCAATTCTTTTAGCTCTCTCAATTGTATTTCTCATTTCGTGTATATCGACTTCTCGTATAACACCATTGTCCCATACCCACTCTTTGCCTTCCATGATACCTTGCACGAAGGCTTCTGGAGCAGAGGGATCCGCCACAATGTCGGCAGCAGTAGCAAGATAGAAATCTTTTCCTACCATATTACTTCCGCCTTTATTCTCCAGCGACCCCATGCCTCTGGAAGAAACTCCTAATTTTGCACCCTCATCTATTAAATTTTTCACTATTTTTCCATAAGGGGTGTCCATAATCTTTGCTTCACCTATGAAGTTTTTACCTTCTGGCGTAAGACTAGTAATCATGTGTGATACACGTTCTAAGTTGACAGTTGGTCCGTCAGGATGACCGAGTTCACCAAATGCACGTTTGGCTTCTACGAACTCTCTATTATAACGTTTGACTTCTTTTGCCAATGTTTCCATTGGATAGACACGACCATTGCGATTCTTCATATCTGCCTGCATGAAGATGCCTCGTATCTTATAATTCTTTTTTCCGTTTTCCGCTTCTTCTACAATGTATTCTGCGGAACTAACTTCTTCTGTGATAAGTTTCATTTGTTTTATACTCACTTATTATTTATAAGCTTTACGTGCTTAAAACTAACTATGCTACGCAACTACTATGAGCGAAACGCAACGGCTGTACTGTGTGAAGTGGCACAAGTAATCTCTTCCGTAGGGTTTTTCTCTATAAATACAGTTTCACCTGCGGCAATAAAGACTGTTCCTACAACAGATCCAGCACTGGCAAGTCTTAGTGTTAATGTTGCTGCTGATGTAGCATGAACACGCACTAATGTAGCTTCGCCAATGTTGTTTCCACTTGCATCAGCAACACTTGATCCTAATAGTTTTAGTTTCATTCTTCTCTCCTATTGTGACAATATGTCATCTATAATTTTTTCTAACTGTCTTCTCGCAGGAGACTTGTCAATCACAGACATTAATTTAGGAACATCAACATCGCCTTTACGATTTGTAGAAAAGTTCATAACTTTATCTACTTCTTTTCTTAGACGAGGTGTTAAACGTTTATAAGATCGTACTTTCTTATAATCGTCTTTACGCTCCAGTATCTGGTTGTTCAGTTGGCTGAACGGTATCGACATTTTCATCTCCTGATGTTTCAGCAGGTTGTTCTGTTTCACCTGCTCTTACGAAAGTTTTCGCAAGGTCTTTTCTTTTGTCATCTAAAACAGCACCAACTTTATCAACTAATGCTGATTTAAAGGCTGTTTCTGCTTCGATATGATCGTCTTGGTCTAAAGCATCAATCATTTTGTTTACTTGTTCACTCATACTTTTACTCCTTAATAATTATTATTGGCATCATCGTTATATGGATCTTTGATAAGGCCATCTTCAATTTCTTGTTTGATTTTTTCTCTTTGATGTTCAACTTCTAAGTCTGTCATTCGTAGAACATTTTTGAGAACATAATCCATAGAAAATATTTTACCAATCATTTGTTGATTGAATATTCTTTCAGCCTGGTCTAAACGTGACTGTCGAATCTCTTGTTCTTTCATCTCTGAGAAATATCCGTCTTGTATGAAATCATACTTAATAAAATCTTGCATACTTGACCAATCTTCCTCACTCACAATACCTTTGAGTATTAATTGAGTTTTTAACATATCTGAAAATAGACTAATAAATTTCTTTCTCAATCTTTGAATAAACTTTGTGAATTTAATCTCATCTCTAGAAACTTCAGTAGTTTTACCTAACTGTAATCCACCAGATGCTTCACTATCTAAACGTGAGAAAGGCACATTTAGAGATTGATATAGTTTCTTTTGAAAATATTTAATATCATCAATCTCACCAAGATTATTTCCACCAGGTAGTGTTGTAATCTCAGTTCCTCTGCCACCTTCTCGTCTTGGCAACCAGAAGTCTTCTAACATTGACATATGTTGTCTGTCATCTCTGATCTCACCAGTTGATGCATCGTAAACAAGTTTGTTTCGATAACGATTCATAACGTCTTTTAAGTATTGTTCTGCCTTAATCTTTGGTAGATTACCAACATCAATATAAAAGATTCTACGTTCTGGTGCTCTTGATATACGATAGATTACTAAACTATCTTCGATCATTCTTAATTGATTGACTGGTTTGATTGCCTTGTGTAAGAAAGATAATACAACGTTCTTTTGTTGATCAACTAATCCTGATGGACAATATGATACCGCATCTTTGTGAATACGAATACCACCAGAAGACATTGAACCACCAACACCCTTTTCGTTATAGACATAATACTCTTTGTATTCCATTGGCTCTGGTGCGTTACCAGGCATCTTTATGGGTCCGTCTTTCTTTTGAATCTCTCTTACTTTTTTGATCTTACGAGGATCAATATATCGTAATTCTCTAATACCTTCTTTTGGATTCTTTGGGTCGATAACTTTATGATAATACATACGACCATCAACATACCAACGTCTGAATATATCGTGTCCTTTTTCTTCAAATTCTAATAAACGTAAAACTTCATCAAACTCATTTGATATTTTTTTCTTTAAATCTAATGAAAAAGATTTTACTCTGTCTAAGTTTAATCGAACGGGAGGTTCTATTTCGTCTGATACGATTGCCTCGTTTACGATATCTTCTACAGCCTGATCACATTCAGGTTGCATTGAAACTTCTCTATATCGTCTAATTAAATCTGATTCGTCCCTAATCTGTCCTTCAATGTCCAGATAGTGACCAATATGTCCACCACCACCGATGACTGTTTGTGAGCCATCGTCAACGGAAGGCAACGTAAAGTCTTGTGACGTTGCCTTCTCGTTTTTATTTCGGGTAATAGAAAATCCAAATAAATCTGCCATACTATTATTTATACCCTTTTTTTAACTACTTTTTAAGTAGTTGTGTTTGATTCCCAATACTGGTATCGCCATGTACATTCGAAAGTTTCTAACGCAGTTGCAGGATCATAGTTTAAATCTATTGTTCCTAATGTTGTTGGAAACATACCTCTAAAAGTATATGACTTGATTGTATTACCATTTCTGTCTAAATGATCTACAAACGCATCGACTTGGTAGTCAACCGGGTTTACTAGACCTTCGTTATCAGACATATTGTTAATACCATTTGACCATCTCTCAATCGCATTACGGATTAAGAAATCAGTATCGTTAATAATTGTTGTACTCCATGTTTCGAACTCTCTGTCACCAGCCATGTAGATATTTCTACCTCTGAATGGTACTGTGATTTCTCCTAGAGTTGAAGCAGGAAGTGTTGTAGCACTACATAAGAATGCCATGCTTTCAGTTTCGCCACCAACAGCAGCAAAACCTGGAAAAGGCATAGTCACTTTGAACTGGTTAGCTCTTGCGCCGCCACCTTTTAGTTTAGAAATAAAATCTGATACATTTGCCATGATTATGCTCCTGCGACTTCACTGAACGCAACGCCAGTTCTTGTAGCTACAAAGTTAAGTTTGATAAAGTTGATACTTCTTGCAGGTTTAATAAAGATGTCTGCAATAAATTCGTTTCTATCAATAACTTCTGCTGTGTTATTAGTTTCATCAACGACTACTGAGAAGTCGGTGATACCTCTACGACCTTGAATATCTCTAAGGAAAGGTTCTACTAGATTTCTAAATTGTGCTCTTGTGAACTCATCGTTGAACTCAAAGAGTTGGAACTTAGAAGCAGTAGATATTGCTTTCTCTAAAGTTATGAAAAGTCTTCTTACATTGATTCTATCAAATGCACTTGGACTTGATAATGCAGTCTTATCACCAAACAAGATAGTTCCTTGACCAGGAAATGTCACTACAGGATTAACTCTTTTTCTGTAAATGATATCTCTTTGTCCCTGATTTGGATTATATGCAAGTTTGACAGCGCCTCTAATCTGACCTCTGTTAAAACCAGCAGGTGAGAAGTGAGAATCTGCAATTAAGTCTGTTCTAGCGCAAGTTCCAGCAACGTCTCCATTTAATGGTACAAATCTAAATACATCGTTGTACTTATCGAACATGTACTTATAACCTGAATCGATCACTGCATATGAACTTGATGGTAATCCATCAGCGAATGCCGCAACGTTTTCTGTTTGTTCGATTGGATCTGATACGTTTACAACGTCTGCTCTTGCAGGTGAAATGAATGCCACGCAGTCTTTTCTATGTTCAGCAAGATCAATTAACATTGTCGCATGAACATCACCAGTTGCATCTGCACCTGTTTGAGAAGGACCACCAATGATAAAGTTTACGTCAACTGTTTCCACATCTTTAAACTTATCATATGCTAATTCTAACTCACCATTTGTTGGTGCATTATCTGTAGTTCCACTTGAAAGTGAATTGCTAAAGATTGTAAATGCTGCTGTGCCTTGATTATCAAAAGTCTGACCAACTACTGAACTACCTGCGTTTGCAAGTGTTGTTTCGTGGTCCATCCAATAGATGTTATTTGATTCATTGTAAAGCACGTCTGCATAATAGTTTGTTCCGCCTTGAGCGTTTTTCGCATCTGATCCTTGAGATAAACCTTCGTATTTCTCTAAGATAGATCCTGCAACACCTGAGATACCGCCATCTTCGTCAACGACTACGATATGTAATTCATCGTTTGAACCACCTTTGTCAGCAGCATATGCTGTTGTTCCTGGGGCAGCATCAAAAAGATAGAAATATTCCCAACGTCTTTTAATAAGCGCATCGTCAACTAGAGCGTGTTTTAATCCTGTTTGACCAGCAGATAACTGACTTGGGTTAGAAGGATTAAGTCTTGCAATTGTTATTGTGTTTGTTGAGATATTTGTAATTTTATAAAATTCACCAGAAGGTGCGGCTGTAAATACAGTTGCACTTCCGAACTCTAAAATGTCACCTACTTGAAACTCAGAGCCATCATCAACAGCGATTGTTGTTGCACCGACAGATGCCGCACCATTCACTTTGTTGTCTGAAGGCATACTTTGTTCGTATGCGGTTGAATTTGTACACATTGATACTTTGAGGTTATTACCCCAAGTACCTGCCGTTCTAGCAGCAAACGGTCCTACGTTAGCTGATCCATCGGCAAAGTTATTTAAGTAATGGTCTGTGTTCTTAATTTGAATCGCACTACCTGATACACAGGCGTTTACGTTTCCAGTCACAGCTCTTACCACTCTTAATGCGTTTCCGTATTGTAAAAAGTTGGTTGCACTAAAGAAATATTCGAATGTAGAAGAATCTGGTTTACCAAATTTCTCCACGTATTCGTCTTCACTTGAAATCGCTACGATTTCGTCCATCGGCCCTTTTTCACTAACAACGGCTATACCTGCGATTGATGTTGCTACCGCTGGTACTACGTTTGTTAGATCCTTTTCCGTTACGAGAACACCGGGTGATACTAAAAATGCCATTGTCTGTTCTCCTTAATTATACTAAATTTAGTAATTATACGACTATTTATAAAAATCATATTTTAGATACCTTTTCGCACTACAGGTGACCATCTCACCCCATATTCATCAATCATATCTTCATCATGTGGTTCATCAACACCATTATCAACAAATCCAAATGGTGCCATATCTTGTTCAATCAAATTAGACTGTTCTTCAAATATACGACTTCGTAAATCGTTATCAGTAAGTTCTTTAAAGTAAATTTGTGTTGTTAACCAGGCAAAAAACAGACAACATGCGACTAAATCGTCTGAACAACCATCATCTGCCTCGTATTTTGATGTGCCTTTCAGTATAAATGTTGATAATTCTGCGATAATATCAAAGTCATTCACAATTAATTTGTCGGATTCTATCATTTGTTTCAGATTTGAACAAGCAATTTTCTTTACTGCCTTAGTTGTTCTTAATCCCATCTGAGATCCTTTACCAGAGAAACCAGAACCTGCGATTTGTCCTGATCTGCCTCTCTGCGATACCATGATCATATTGTCATATTCTAAATCAAACTGTAATGTGTCTGCGACTTGACCACCAATATCATTGACCTCAACCAATATCTCTGCATGATTATAATTTTTTGCAACTTCGTTGATGATATTCGGAAATACTAATGGTTTAATTTCATTGTTCTTATATTTGGCGACAATGCGATAAGGCATGGCGGTTATATCGAATATAACGAAGGCTGAGTAGTCATTTAGATCACCTCGTGCTACATCTACAGTCATCACATAATGATGGTCTTTTTGCACTTCCTCGTAGATATCTAAACCTGCCCTTGATTGTATTGGTGTATGATGTGATAATGTTCTTAATTTAGATGCACTAATTAATGTATCGACAGAACCTAGAAATTCACATTCAAATTCTGTTCTAAATTGTGATTCACTTGTATTCTTAATTGTTTCTTCTTTCCATTTCTCATCTCTACCTGGCACCTCACTCCAATGCACTTCAACATTCTTAAAACTATTATTATTATTTACAGAATCATTCCATAATTTATAAAACATATTCATACCATGTGGTGTAGATACAATCACTACTTTAGAAGATTCACCAGAAGAAATAGTAGGATAAACTGAACTAAAAAATTGTTCTGCAATATTATTTGGCACGAACGCAAACTCGTCAAGAAAAATGATGTTATATGAACCACCACGAATAGCACTTGATGATGTCGAAGCTGCAATGATCTTACTATTATTTTCTAACTCTAAAGAACCTTTGTTCCAGTTGATTACACCTTGTTGCATATACTTAGGTAAATTTTCATATGCAAGTTGTAATCGACCTAGTATATCTCTGGCAGTTGATGATTTGTTTGCAAGTATTGCCACATTGACGTTATCATTAAACATAACATAATGCATTAAGTAAGAAACAATCGTTGTTGATTTACCTGACTGACGAGGTAATTTACAAATCGTAAAACGATTATCATGGAATGTATCAACCATCTCTTTTTGAAAGTTGTACATCTTAAATGGCACAAGACCTTTATCTAGTGTAACAATTTTAATATGATTTTCAATAAAGTAAACAGGATCATTCATACATCTCTGTATTTCTTGAATCTGTTCTTTGGTAAACTCTGTTTTTGTGTTTGCCTTTTTTAGATTGGGATTACCGAGATATATTTCTGTATTACTCATTATCTTTTAAAGGTTTTCCTTTTAAAATTTTATTTAGTTCAGTTGTTGAACCTACGAACAAAGCGTTGGTGACATTCTTTGGTGCTTTGTCTGGAACATCTTTGAGTTTTTTCATTTGTTGTTGTAGTTGTAATAACTTCTCAGTCACTTCACCTACATTTTTTATAAGTTGTCCAGCTACTTCGTATGCTCTCGGGTGTTCGCCTTCTTTGGCTAAATCTAATATACCATCAATGGCATCTTGTCCTCGTTCTACTAGATTATAAAGATTTTCTCTACTGTATTTGTAATCACTATCAACGTCTTCATGTTCTTTTGGTCTTGGAACTTTTGGTGTGACGTTTTTTACCTTTGTAGGCAAGTCAGCAATTTCTAATACTTCGTTAAGTTTATCATCAGTAGTTGACATAATCTATCCATTATTTATCGGTACCAGATGCAGGATCAAATGTTTTTGCATCTTCAAAGAATGATGTTGTTTCATTGAAACCAAAGTTATCATCACCATCTGCATCGATTGGATCAGGTGTGACTACTAATCTTTGTTCTCTCTTTGGTGTATTAACTGGCATGTCAGCATATTGATCAACTTGAACTTGTTTGATAACTTTTGAACTTGTGACAGGACCATAAAGATAATTTTTTGCTGTGAAAGACATTGTGTACATAATCACACGTCTTGAAGTAAAATCACCATCATAACTATCTTCATATGATACATCATTTAAAATAATTGGCACATCTCTCACTATTTCCATATCAGGAATAGCATTTAATGTGACTGTATAATCTGGTTGAAAATATGGTAGTATTTGTTCAACAATCTGTAAAGCATCATCAGAATTTTTTGCCATTGTGTATAATGTAAAACCAATATTATATGGTACAGGCATGAACTGAGATGTCATTGATTTATTGTCTGCCCCTTTTACTTTCTTAAATTTTTGAACACGATTTAATTTTCGTGTACTATCATAGGATAGACTTGTCATTTCAAAACCAAGTCTTGGTAAAGTTATTGAAGTTTTCTTTACGTCTGTTGCTGTTCTTCCAGCATCTTGGTCTAATCGTGTAAGAAACTTTTGTTTTGGTCCATATGCTAATGGAACTTTCATTCGTTGTGTCACTTTACCATTGTTGTCTTTTCGAACCACATATAAGTTATTGAACAATGAACCAAAGGCTACAACTGTCTTTCGAACAACTTCATGGTAAAAACTATTTGTAAACATATTATATTTCTCCTAATTCTATTTATAAGGATCCCCAAACGGGTTATTTTCTGTAAAGTCAAATATATCATCAGTAGGATCAAACTCAGTATCTAATCCAGATTCTTGTGCAAACTCTAAATTTTGAGCACCATCATCTTTATTATCATGGACGAAATCTTCAAGTAATAGATACTTGTAATCACCAAGATCATCTTCAAGTAAGATATCATCACCTGCATCAGTAGCTGGACCGTCTATTACTAAACCATCACCACTATCTGTTGATAATGTATCAGTGCCATCTAATTGTAATTGACCAAGTGATGGTGTTTCTAATAATAATGATCCTGTTGTTCCTACACCTGTTTCTAATGTGATTTGATGTTGTAACTGATCAGTTGATAATGTATCTTCAACACTGTCAACATCAGAAATACCTGTATCAAGTATTTCGTGTGAGTATTCAAAGGTTGTGCATTTTAATTTAAATAATGGAATATCTGCGATCTGATAATATGGATCTTCGTCTTCAACAAACTGAATTTCAAATAATTTTTTAAAGATAGGCATGTAAATAACATCACCTTCTCTTGGTCTGTCTTGTGCTAATGTATTTGACTTTTGATCAACTAATAAATCAAATCGTCTTTTAGAAACTACCAGTGTGACATCATCTCTAACTTCTAAACCAAACTTACTGATAACATCACCCTCACCTTCGAAACCAGAAACATTTTCTACATACATTTCAATCGAATACGCTTCTGCAAATTTAGATAACGCATCTTCGCCTAGAATAGTATCTCTAGCTACAATTGTTCTTGGAAGATAAGTGACTTCTTGCCCGAACACTTTAAGTTGTTCGATCATCAAGTCTTCATACAAAAATCTTTCTGATCTTGTGCCATGACTGAAATATAAATTTCTTGTAGGCATGTTTTTATCCTATCATATAGTTGACAGGTGTTTCGTACTGTAATTGAATATTTTCTTCTATCTTATTGATTTCTTCTTGTGCTTGTTGATAGATAACCTCACCATTTAAGGTTGTTCCACCTAACATTTGAACTTGATTAAATTTAATTAAATTAGCACCCCATTGTCTTTTGAATAACTGTGTGACATATTTTTTTATCATAATATCATTAAAGATATCTGTATATGTTGATGGATCTAGTTTACGATAACATTTAATTATGATAAACTCACCAGCAGTCACATCGTTTGTCCAATCCATGTCAATGTATAAACGATTTTGATGTTGGTTAAAACGAATTTGTTTTTCACCAACAAGAATATGATCTAAGAAATCTAAATGTCTCATGGTCATTTCATAATGAACAACACTTGTTGATGAGAAATCGTATAGATCATTTAAACGTAATTGATATCTTACATCAAAAAGATTTAGACTTGCCTTATCAGTAAATGGGAAAACTTCTAAAATAGAAACAACACTGTCAGGCACTGGTATGTAGTTTGTGCCTTCTAAAAACGTTGCTGAAACTGTACTGTCTGCGGTGTCTGTGACAACGGTTGATGAATTTGCTTTTGCTCGTGTTATATCTGCTTCTGTAATCTGATATTTCAGATACATTCTTTCGATACCATCATAGTGATATTGTGCGAAAAACTGTAATGCCTCGTCAATACGATCTTCTAACTGATCATCTTCAACATTAATCTCAATAACAGGTTTGCCCAATGCTCTTAGGGCATACTGTTTAAGTGTTTCTCTCGTTGATGGATTTGCCATTATAATAGTCCTTCAAGACTATTTATATGATTAAGAATTACTTCTTTAGATTATTTACTTGTTCTTGTAAGTCTTTCACACATTCGATCAATAAAGCACATAATCTATCATATTTTACTGCCTTAATTCCGTCTGGTCTAGTTCCTACAATCTCAGGTAATACTGATTCTACATCTTGTGCGACAACACCGACATCTTTTTTACGAACAAAGTATCCGTCTTCGCCACCTTTTGATTCGATGAAAGAATCTTTCCAATCAAATAATACACCATTTAACTTAGATACCATATCCATTGGATTTGGAATGTTGTTAATGTTTTCTTTGAGAATAACATCTGAAGAATGGAACGCAGTAATATCGTTAGTAGCACGAATCTCACCAGAAGTACCAGAAGCATCTACAGCAACACCTAAACTATCTACTCTTACATCATTGCCAGCAGTTTGGTTAGATACAACCACTGTACCAGCTTGAGTTGGTAAAGTGACTGTGACATCAGCAGTTGATGCTGGACCCGAAAGTGTGACACCATTAGTGCCGTTATCTGTTCCTTCTAAAAACTTAATTGAACCACCAGTATCATTGGCAGCCGCACCAAGAACGATACTATGTCCAGTTGCTGTTGTAGTTGTTGCGGCGACTGTAGTAATACGATCTGTGCCATCTACTTCAATAGTTACATTTCCTGTACCACTATCTGCAACTGTTACGTTACTGTTACCTTGACTAATTGCAGTTGAACTTATGTTGCCTATTTCTGTATCGACATATGCCTTAATACTTTGTTGTGTTGCTAAGTGCGTTGCACTATCAGAAGCCATATTGTCTTCATCTTTGATTGCAGTTCCTGTAGCGGTACCATTTAATACTAAATTTGTTGTTGTTTTGTTTGTTAAAGTTTTAGTAGTTGCCGATAGATAAGTATCAAATGTATCAACTGTTGTTTGACGCATTGTTCCATTATCATTTGTTACAATACCATCACCACCTGCAACAGCAGTTGTTCCAGCTGATGTGTCACCATCAACAATATTTAATTCTGTGCCAGTTGATGTGACATTAGTTCCACCAATATCAAGAGTTGTTACAGATATTTCACCTGCTA